AGAGGAACCAAATAAAGAACCTTTGGTTCCCTTTAAATTACCCATCGAATATTTAGACGAAAAGGTCGTGCACGTCTTATCTGACGTGGTCACGTCTGATTTGGAGCTGGTTTCCGCCACGGCTTCTGACCCAATGTATGACGTCTTGTTAAAACCCAAACACAAATTTGCCAAGGATATGATTTGCCAATGGAAAAAATCATTTACCAGCGACACCGAGTTTCTGAAACAGACCCAGCAAGTGATTGCATCTGCCGAACCCGCCGAATCGTTGGTTGACTGCGACGCCATTTCCACCATTTGGAAAGACATTTACGAAACCACCGGATTCCACGATCGCTACAGTTACATCGACATCGACAAGTTCCATTTCATCAACAATTCCTCCAAATTTCTGGGGGTCTGGACCGTTGTCAATCTTTTGTCGCCCATTTTCTCCATCATACTCCCGCTCATTTTGGTGATTGCACCCTTCGTTTTACTTAAAATTCAGCGCGTCCCCATTGAATTCAACACTTACATCACGGTTCTCAAAGACATTGCAAAAAAACACGCGCTCGGAAAGGTATTCAGTTCGATGAACGATTTCTCTGTGAATAATCTGATTTACATTCTTTTCACCGTTGGAATGTATGGATTCCAAATGTATCAAAACGTCAAATCATGCATGCGGTTTTACAAAAACATTACCTTAGTCAATACGCATTTGTTGACCCTCAAATTATTCGTGGACCAGTCGCTCCACGGAATGGAGAAATTCATGCAGAAAAACACCGGCTTGTCCAGGTACCGCGGATTTTGCAACGACGTTTCTCTCCATTATGATTATTTGGTTCGATTAAAAGAAGATCTGAAAGACGTGAAACCCTTTTCGTTCGGCGTATCCAAATGTTTTGAGGTCGGCTACCTTTTGAAATGCTACTATTCTCTGCATTCCGTCCTTGAATACAAGTTGGGTCTTCAGTATGCGATTTCGTTCGAAGGATACCGCAGTAATTTGGAAAGTCTTGCCGAGCAAATGGGCAAATCCATCCATTATGGAGATTTTTCGAAAGGGAAGACCGTCTTCAAAAACCAGTATTACCCGACGCATGGAACCGATTCTGTCAAGAATACCGTGAACCTCAAAAAGAATCTCATTATCACCGGGCCGAACGCGTCGGGAAAAACCACGCAACTGAAAACCACCGCCATCAACATCATTTTTAGTCAACAGTTTGGATTGGGATTCTACGAATCCGCGACGTTAATGCCGTATACGCACATTCATTCCTACTTGAACATCCCAGACACGAGCGGTCGCGACAGTTTGTTCCAGGCGGAAGCGCGCAGGTGCAAAGAGATATTGGATATCATTGATTTGGAGGAAGAAAGCCGGCATTTCTGCATATTTGACGAATTGTTCTCGGGGACAAACGCGGATGAAGCGACATCTGCGTCGTTCGGATTCCTCAAATACCTGCAGAAACGCGAGAACGTGGATTTCATTTTGACCACGCATTTTGTCAAGTTGTGCAAGATGGTGAAGAAGGCGGACAACCTGCAAATCGAGAATTTCAAGATGGACGCAACTGTTGATGGTAACAACATCGTGTTCCATTACAAATTAGTTAAGGGAATATCCAAGATTAAAGCGGCGAAACTGATCCTGATACAGATGGGGTTCCCGGAAGAGGTCGTTCGATAAGGAAAACCTAGCCCTTCGGGCTTACGTCTTTCGGGCTTACGTCTTTCCCTAATAATAAAAGTTATGCAAAAGAACCTTGGTTCCCTTAAAATTGAACTCTTTTTTTGCATTTTTACAAAAGACATAAATAAATAATTTGTATTCATTCAGTAATAATAAAATAGTAAAAAATGATGTTCAGTGAAATTTTGTTGGTGATAAACCTTTGCGTGATTGCATTCTTCTACGGACAATACAAGAAAAAGGTTGCAAACTTAGAAGAAAAGGTCGCAAGCTTAGCGGTCGCAAGCTTAGCGGTCGCAAGCTTAGAAGAAGAAAAGAAAATGGTCGCAGAAGAAAAGAAAAAGGAAGAAGTTGCAAGCTTAGAAGAAGAAAAGAAAAAGGTCGCAGAAGAAAAGAAAAAGGAAGAAGTCGCAAGCTTAGCGGACGCAAGCTCAAGCGAAGCAGAAGTCGCAAGCTCAAGCGAAGCAGAAGTCGCAAGCTCAAGCGAAGCAGAGAAAAAAGACGTCAATACTTGGTACACTATCGAAGACGGACTCTCTCGATACAAGGGCGAGTGGAAGAATGGTTTGCCAAATGGCAAGGGAATCAAGTATTTCTACAAAACGGATTCATACATTGAAGGCAATTTTGTAGATTCATTTGCACACGGTTACGGCAAACAGACTTTCGAACAAACCCAAACATGGGAAAAAACGGTGCCTTATTATGAAGGCGAATTTAATAGAAATAATTATGACGGAAAAGGCGAGTATCACTTTGGCGATGGAGACTATTACAAGGGGATGTGGAAAAACAACAAGTATCACGGACAAGGCGCCACGTACAGTCTCCGGTCAAACAGAACATGGGTTGGTGAATATGAAAACGACGTAAAGGTTGAAGGCAACTGGGTTAAGGGTGAGATATAAGGATTAAAAGTCCGACTGTATAAGGACGTTCGTCCGAGTGTATAATTTGTATGTTTTGTATAAGGACGTTAGTCCGACTGTTTAATTTAATTTAATAAATGTTTATTTTTTTAACTAAAACTTTTTTATATTTTTAACAAAAAATATAAAACGAAAACGATTTGACTTTAATAATGACTTCCTATAAAGACGCTTTGATGAAAAAGAACACGGATAAACTCGACAAGTCTTACATGATCGGCCCATTAACTACACCCATTGAGTGCTTCGTGTGCAAACAATTATTTCACTCCCTTTATCAATTCACATATTCCGTGACACCTTGTTCTTATTCCCATGGCGGTGTTAAAACCGAATGGTCATGGTTTTGTTTGGATTGTATGAACGCCCGAATCGCGGAAGACGATTATAAACAACAGAAAAAAGATGTTGCCACGCATAAGTTGGCGCGAATGGTTACGTGCGTGGAATGTGGAGAGAAGGTGGAGCCAGAAGATATTTTACGCAATAATGTAAACTTGTTGCGCGTTTGTCGTGCAAAGTGTTACCCCAAGGTCTATCCCCGCGGACTTGACCGCACCGATTACAACAAGATGTTTGAAGAATTTGAACAAGGGTGCACAGAGAGCGCACATCAAGTTGAAGATGAGATTTATCGCCGGTTTATTTGCGATGTTGCCACCGGGCATTTCAAAAGTACCGAAGAAATGATGGAAATGGCGAAAAAAATAAAAACCATTATTGATGATCGTGTCGATTCGTGTAGATGGTATGCCTAAAGGGAACCTACGGATAAGCCGTCAGGCTTCGCCTTTTTTCCTTTGACCTTTCCCTCTTTTATTTACGATGTCTTTTTGATTTTTTGTTTATTTTTATCTTTCTTAGGTTTGATTTTCTCTTTCTTTGGGTCTTTTTACCAAACGCGTTCATATATGAATTCAAATCACTCGGAAGTTTTGTGGATGCAACCACAAAAATATCATAAGGATATCTATCCGGATGGGCATAAGTTTTCCTTCCCATACGCGTTTGGACATTAGTAGCTGGGTTATAACTTTTCACACTTGAAAAAATATATTGATTGTAATCTTGACCTGGTACTTGATCAACCTCAACGAATGTGCCTTCTAAAATACTTTGATTACCCGGGTTTTTAAAAGAGTATCTTACTCCTGGTCGCAAATCTTCTAAATTTACATGAAGTGTTGTCATTGGTATATTATTTAAATACTTATTTATCTACGATGTCTTTTTGATTTTTTGTTTATTTTTATCTTTCTTAGGGTTGATTTTCTCTTTCTTTGGGTCTTTTTACCAAATGCATTGATATATGAATTCAAATCACCTGGAAGTTTTTTGGATGCAACCACAAAAAAATCATAAGGATATCTATCCGGATTGTTATACATAGTGGCTCCTATACGTTTTTGGATCTTAGTATCTGGGTTATATTTCACGATGTTTGAAAATCCATATTGATATTCTTCATTGTCATTCAAAGGTTTAACCCAATCCAATGTGCCTTCGAGTATATCATCTCCATGACGAGGGTCTTTAAAAGAATATCTTACTCCCCGTTTCAAATCTTCTAATTTTACGCGAAGCGTTGACATTTATATATTATAAAGAGAAAGGGAACTTTTACGCCTTTTGATCCCTCCTTTTCTTTTTCTTTTTCTGAAAAGGGAGGGGTCATAGGGGCATAAGATAAGCTTCGCTTCTCTGAATCCGTAGGTTCCACTAAAATTGAACTCTTTTTTTACAAAAATAATAAAGACATATATTTTAAATCTTGTTTATTTACTTAAAAACCAAAACCAAACTTTAACAAAACAATGGAACAGCAATCGATTATCAGTGAGCAAACGATCGGTGAGCAAACAATCGGAGAGAAATACGACTTGTTCCTCGAACAAAACTACAACCCCAATCCCAATTATGTCGGCGAATACAACGACGACGGCGAAATGCACGGCATCGGCTCCATCAAAACTTACCTTTTCGGACACGTCCACATATCAACAGACAACTACGAATACGAGGGCGATTTTGTGAATGGCGCCATCACCGGAACGGGCATTTTCAACTGGGGCAACGGAGATGCATACAGTGGCGATGTGTTGGACGGCAGACTTCACGGATACGGCATCCTTTACTACAGTTCCGGTTGCACCTACGAAGGCACTTGGAGAAACAACTGCAAACATGGAAAAGGTATTTATTATTACGTATCAGGCAATACATACGACGGCGAATGGAAGAACGGGAAAAAGCAAGGCAAAGGTGTTTTCAGGAACAAAGACCGAAAAATCATATTCGATGGCGAATGGAAGAACGGCGAGCAAACAGGCTACGGAATAATGTATAACCCAGAAGACGAAACCAAAATCGAAGGCTACTTCCACAACGGCACACCCGTAAACGAATTTGTCTACCAGTTCAACCAAGAATACGAAACTGATTATACCAACCACGACTACGATAAAATCTTAACCTATATGCAAAAGACAAAACTAGAGGTAGCGGATGCCATTGAATACAGCAAGACGTGTCATTTCTGCGGATTTTATAAAACCAAACTAGAACAGGAGTTTTGCAGTTATTTGTGCACTGTTGCTTACGAACACGAACCGATGTGTTTTCGAGGGGACGCGTGTAAAATTTGCAAGCCGGACTTGAACCAGGACCAGGAGGATTCTGACCAAGAAGATGAGGATACCCAATTATTGATCCAAAAACAGAAAAATCAAAAAAATGTATAAATTATTATTGTGTGTTATAAATTATTTGTTGTATAAATTGTTTAATTAAAAATCTTTGCACGTTTGTGCTTTTTTTATGTTATTATAAAAACCCCATTTTTAATTTGTTTGTTTCAAACAAAGAAGACTTTTCAAAACAGTATAATAAAATGGGACTCTATCATATAAAATGTTTATTGCAGGACTCCTTCTCATTTCACTTTTTACTGCTGTAACTTCTTACACGGACGAAGCCCTTTTGGATCAGGTTATCGAGATGCCAGGGCTCGCCTACGAGCCCGCGTTCAACCAGTTCAGTGGATACATTCAGCTTGACGGAACCCAAAAACACATCCATTACTGGTTGGTCGAGGCAGAAATTCCCAATGCACCTCTCGTCTTCTGGACCAACGGTGGTCCCGGCTGTTCCGGTCTAATCGGGTTCATGACCGAGCAGGGACCATTCCGACCCGACGCCTTCGGAAACATTTACCCCAATGAATATGCCTGGAACAAAGTAGCAAACATGGTTTTCTTGGAACAGCCGGTGGGCGTGGGGTTCTCCTATTCGGACAACAAGGACGATTATAAAATCGGCGACGACCAGGCGGCCAAAGACAATTTAGCGACGATTCTCGGGTTTCTCACCAAATTCCCCGAATTTGCGCAGACCCCCCTTTACATCACGTCTGAATCCTATGGCGGACACTACATGCCCACTTTGGCGGATGCAATTATCAAGTATAATGATGCAACTGAATCGGGTAAACTGAATTTTATGGGGTTCGCAGTAGGCAATCCTTACACGGACTACTATTCGGGTGTGGGCGCAGAGATGGAGACTTATTGGGGCAAACAACTTTTGCCCAAACCGTCTTGGGACAAATACGTCGCCAATGGATGCTTAACCGTGGAGCAACAACTGAACAATTCGGTTTGCACCTACATGATTCTGGATTTTATGAAGAAGATTGGAAACCTGAATCCCTATGCTCTTGATTACCCGGTTTGTTTGACGTCGCAACAAAGGACGATGCACGCTTTCGTCCATGGATCTGACGGAGTTAACTCTTATGGTGGAGTTAACTCTTATGAACCTTGCGAGGACGATTTCTCCACCAATTATTTGAACGACCCTGCAGTTAAAAAGGCGATACATGTGAACGACATTGAGTGGGTCGAGTGTTCACGCACCACCAAATACCAAATGGCGGATAAAATGTTGCCAATGGAGAAGTATTACCGAACGATTCTGAACTCTGAGACGCACCCGAACCTACGCATTCTGGTTTACTCCGGTGACGACGACGGCGTTTGCGGGACGATTGGAACCCAGCGATGGATTTACGACTTGGGATTCAAGGTAGACAGTTTGTGGAAAACCTGGATCCTCGATGGACAGACCGCGGGCTATATCACAACGTTCAACACGCCTTTTAGTAAAGAATCCAGATTTGCGTTTATGACGGTGCACGGGGCGGGGCACGAAGTGCCCACCTATAAGCCGAAGGAGGCGCTTGAACTGTTCCAAATGTATCTAAAGGGAACCAAGGACCTCTTTTAACCATAAGGGAAGGGATCATAGAAGCGGGTCCGTAAGTTTTCGGATAATAACATTGGAGTCTTTTGCAATACTTGCAACCAATTCGTCATTGTTGTAATCGTCCAAATAAATTATCTCTACGATACCACTGGAACAAATCGTTTTGAAACATTGAAGACACGGATAATGTGTGATGTAGATTTTCGCACCATCAAGCGTGACTCCGCGTTTTGCACAATCGCAGATGGCGTTGATTTCACTATGAATCGTGGCTTGCTCATGTCCATCGCGCATATGAGAGATATGTGGACACCCCGCGATAAACCCGTTGTATCCCATTGAAATCATCCGGTTATTGCGAACAATGACCGACCCCACGTGGAGTCTTTTGCATGGAGATCTTTGTGCTGCAAGCATTGCGATTGAAATAAAATAGTCGTCCCATTCCATGCGTTTTTCAGAATTCATTATTATAAAGTATTTATAATTATTTATGTTTGTTTTATAACAAATGAATCTCTTCATCCATATCTATTTTTTAACCGAATTTGAAATCCTTTTTTACATTTTCTACATTATGCCTTTGGAAAAAGATTTGATACTGGGATTACTGCGGTTTGATGATGTGCCCAGTTACAACATTACGGTCAACCTGAGCAAATGTCCTATATACCAGGACCGATTGGATAAGAGCAACGACAAGTTATGGAATATATGCGTGTACTATTTGATTGCGATCAACGCCATTTTGTTGTTGCTTTTCTGCAGAGACTTGCTACACACTTATGTGAAATTCGGAGAGAATTCTGCTCCATCGCCCAAATACAATTCGAGTTCATCACTCACATCGTTTGGAAGTGGCAACAATTTGTCTGAACAAAAGAAGAACGACGATCGAGGGATTGAAATGGTTTCGTTTGTCAAACGCGGAACCGAAGAACCGAGAGAGACCTGGTTTGCCATTTATTATTGGAAACAATCCGTTTTTATCATGGAAATGTGCAAAATGATGCAGTTCATTGTTTTAGTGGCGGTATTTGAGTACCTTTTTTTCAAACTGGTTGTGAACAAATACAAGATATTGGATCAAAAGACACTCTTGTGCAATTTGGCGAGTGAAATGGGGATCAAATGAAATGGGGATCAAGTAAAATTGAACTCTTTTCTGCAGTTTTTAACAAATGTATAAACAAAAATAATTATTTAATTTTAATCCAATCATTCTTTTAAAAAATGTCTACTAAAGTCGCAATGCAAATTTTCCGCCACGATTTTGGCGAAAAATTTATGGAGGAACTCGAACAGTTTGCCATTATCCACAAATACGACGACCGAAAGGTTTTTAAGGACGCGTGGAACAAATGGACCGAACAGGATTCGATTCAATCGCTGATTCATCAAGAAATCAACCAGTTGCAGAACTCCGGATACAAAGGTGACGTGCTCGATAAAATGTTCAAAAGCGCGCGATATTATTATAGAAAAAAGGAAGAAAAGGTCGAAGAGAAACCCCGAAAAAAATACGTTTCACTCTCTCCACATTTTCTGGAACAAATCGACAAATATATTATGAATGTGGGACCCGTAAACTTGTCACCCGCCAATCTATACGAAGAATTTTGCAAAACTCATAAAACCCTTATTTCCGAACAAATCACACAGCTCGTTGATTTGTCGAGAGAAGAGATATGCATAAAATTAAAGAAAACGTTCAAAAACCGAATTTATGTATTGATTGCGAAACAATAAAAACACGCAAGTTTAGGTAATTATTTTTTTATTGATGCAAATAGTAATAGATGGATGCGGAGTGTATTATTTGTTTGGAATCCAATTCAGTTACAACTAAAAAATCATTCTACTTTGTAAAAAATAACATATACCTTTGCAACTGCAGATGCATGGTTTACACGCATGCCCAATGTATGCAAACCTGGCTAGAAAATTCGCCAAAGTGTCCAATTTGCAGATACAACTTATACCAAGTCAATGCCCTTTTTATTTATTTTTGCAAAACTCTTATGAAAAGTTGCGCAGCTGTTTTTTTAATTCTTATTTATATCATCCATATGTCAAACGCGGTCCAAGAAGAGATTCGGTTTAATGAAGAGATTCGTTCGAACAATTTTAATATCACACTTTGTAGATGTATAATAATGAATATAACTAATATAACTGTAAAAAGCATATAAACAAAAATCAATAGTAAGCCATATAGTAGAATGAATCCCGAAGTTATCCCCCATAATATGGAAAAAATGATTGCAAGTTTGAATGAGGTGAACGCCCAGATCAGCGATATGAAAGAATTATTCGGTCTTTTAGAGAAGAAGGCGAAGAAGTTGTCACACGCGGTAGAAATGGTTGTCAAGAAGGAGCAAAAGACCGGGGCTAAGGTGAAGAAGGAGAGAAAGCCATGCGGATTCGCAGTTTCCTCCAAGGTGACTCCCGAGATGTGCGAGTTTATGGGAAGAAAGGAGGGCGAGTTGATTTCCAGGATTGAGATTACCAAGTATTTGAACAAGTACATCAAGGAGAACACTTTAGAGAACCCCGAGAACAGACAGAACATTGTTCCAGACGACAAGTTGTGGAAGATTCTGGGCGAAGAGGCGCGCAATGAGAAAATCACGCACTTTACTATCCAGAAGTATTTGAACAAGCATTTTATAAAGGTTTAAACCGACCAAAGGTTTAAACCGACCAAAGGTTTAAACCGACCAAAGGTTTAAACCGACCAAAGGTTTAAAACCTTTAAAAAACATAAAAAAAAAATGTTTTAATAAACAAAATTTATTATTTGAAAACAAATAATAAACTAAGACACTTATAGGTCCTCAATATTCACCTCTTCCACATTGACTACCGGAACATTTGTAATATCGTTTGCAAACATTGTGGTTTTATCCACGATTTTAGTGGTAAACTCGAATCCGTGCTCGTCATTGTCCACTTCCTCCACTTCCGCTTCCCCTTCTTCTTCGTCTAGATTTCCACACTCGGTCCTGCTTTTTGAGATCAGTGTTCTCAAATTGACACCCGGCAAACTCATTAATTGTTCCACCTCGTTTCGGTCGTAAATGTGCAACAATTCGCACGACTTGGGCTTTTCAGTCTTTTCCCATTCGTAAATGCCGACCAGGACCCACGCGCCCTTTTCTATGAAATTGTTTCGTTTGTTTCTGCCCTTGAATTTGCCAGGAATCCTGCACCAGATTTCCTGACCGTCGTTTGTATAAACATTTAGACCGTTTCCGTAAATTAGGTCAACGATTGCGTATTTTTCGCTGATGTCTTCCGACTTGCGCAAATCGTCGCTCTTGTTCTTGCCTTGGAACTTTCGGCCCTGTTTCTTTGTGTTTCCTCCTCCTCCTGTATTCTTTACCATTTTTGAATATTATGTATTTGTAATTATGTTTTTAATTCTATTATAAAATAAAAGTTCAATTTTATATCTTATCGGAATGAAAATTAAAATGTAATCCATTTATATAAATGAGCGCGTGGAGTGATTTAGTGAAAAAGCTGTGCAAACAAAACCCCGGAAAACCTCTTGGTGCCATCCTTCCTTTAGCCAAGAAAATGTACAAGGGAACCAAAAAGGCTGTTGTTAATACCGAAAAGTCCTTTAAAAAAATGGGCCGTAGTATGAGGAGAAAGAAGTCTTCTAGAAGACGATAGATCGGCGACTGTAAAGACGATAGGCGACCGTAAAGACGATAGGCGACCGAAGACGATAGGCGACCGTAAAGACGATAAATAAAATTTTATAAAAATAAATACATTTTTATAAAAACACTCGATCGGGGGCTCGAACCCCGGGCCACCAGATTAAAAGTCTGGCGCTCTACCAACTGAGCTAACCGAGTAAATAAAGGGAACTCGTCGCTTCCGCTACGCTTAACCCTTTAAATCCCATACTAATAATAAAAATTGGAGAAACCACTTTTAAGAAGGGTTCCCATACTAATAATAAAAATTGGAGAAACCACTTTTAAGAGGTTGCCTTAATTTGATGTAGCAACCTTCAAATAAGTCTTCTTGTCACTAAACTTTGGCTTTGGCTTGTTCTCTCTGCGTCTTACCGATTGGAATCCATCGACGTTTGCATCTCCAGAGGCCTTATCGGATGTTCCGGAAGCCTTGTCATACTTGTAAACAACACGTGTCTCTCTCGGCTTCTCATTCGCCTTTTGAACCTCGCACATTAGACTTCCACCCTTGATTCCCGAAATATTGGAAACCACAAAATCGTGCTTGCCCGACTCATCTTTAGTCAACTCAAACTCGATGTACTCACCTTGCACCAAATAGCGGAATTGGTCGTCCGCAACCTTGATTGCACTATAGTGGGCGAAAACGTCCTTGCCGTCGTGGTCGCCACCCTTTACTGTTACAAAACCATATCCCGCTTTGTTATTGAACCACTTTACAGAACCCGTTGATCTATCAGACATACTAGTATACACTACTAAGGAAAGTGGCTTTATATTTTTTTTGTAAAACTATTATATAATGTTTTCATTTCAATTGTTTTCGAAACCAAGACTCGTTTCCATTGGGTTGCTTTTAGCCATTTTGGTCATTTCTCTCATGTTATCTTCCTATACTGAGGGAATGACTACAAATGGAACCGTAGATGTCATAAATGAAGATGCACCAAGTGCTTCCGATACTTCCGGTTCCGGTTCCACTTCCTCAGGAACAGTAAAACCACTTGACGGTATTGATCTTGGTGGAAGCAAACCTCTTTCTGTAACTGATGTTACTGGTGTACTAAAAAACAACGCCGGTGTCCAAAAAATGATAGACAATGCTCAAAAATTCTCCAGTTCTAAATAATCAGGAACAACTCCATATTCAAGTGCATACACTTTTTCCAAAAACGGCAACAGATGCTCGGCTACCGGATAATCCAATAAATACGCCTTCAACGTTTCAAACTTCTTGTATTTGGCACGTTGCACATTTCCCGGATGCATTATGTGATATAAAGGGATTTTGGTTTCTTCTGAAGAAAGGTCTGAAGGGAGGTCCAAAAGGACTGAAGGGTCCAAAAGGTCCGAAGACCACGGGAGTTCAATCCCCAAAATGGTTAGCATCAGATAGCCAAGAGAGATAAGGTCATCTCTCGGCGAAACCACGTTTCCCAAATGCAAATTGTAACTTGCATACTTGGGCGAACCAATCAAATGCGCACTCCGAACATTCTCTCGATAAATATTTTTTTCCGAATTATAGAAGAGAGAAGACAATCCAAAATCAATCATGATCGGGTTTTCTCTCGGGTCCACCATAAAATTATCTGGTTTAATATCGCTGTGAACAATGTAGACCGAATGCAAATGTTTAAGAATCGAAACCAATTTCTTAAACAACGGCCCGGTTTCCCCAGTCTTCTGTATATACTGGGTCAACGACATCTGGTAATAAGTGGTTGCCAAACACACGTTGTTCCCATACAACCCATACCAATGCAAGGTTGGAATGTTGGGGAGCCCGGGCAGTTCTCTGTTCAAGTAGGCAAGTATCTTGGATTCGTGTTTCAGCGTGGTTGCCTCCTTCTCCACTTTGATTGCAACGAGCTTCTTACTAATTCGGTGTTCCGCTTTGAAAACCGTAGAGAAAGCCCCTTTGCCCAATTTATCCATTAATTTGTAGTTGTGGATAAAGGTGTCCATTGGATGAATAATAATACATTGTTTATATATATTATTATTATTATGGCTCCT